GGTGCTTGCCCACAAAAACAAACGCCGGTGTATCCACGTTCAGAGAGTATCTCTACAAGTTTGTAATGAACATTGAAATGTGGGCTAGCAGATTTGTACTTGATTCCAATGTTGTAATTTTCTCTAGTTAAAAAATTTATAATGTCTATGTTAATAACATTATAATCTATACCTATTTTCTTACAAAATTCTATAGCATGATTATAGTCTTGACTATTCAAATCATTGTCAAAGCGTAGTATAAAAATATCGGCGTTCAAATTGGCCTCACGCCATGCCATAATCATTGCTTGACTATCTACACCGCCGCTGAAGCATAAAGCAGGTTTATTTCCTAAACTTTCTGCACATAATTTGGCGGCATCTATTCTGTATTGCTTTAACGAAACATCATCAAACCTAATATTATCAAAAAAACTATAATCAAGATTAAGTTTATGATACGCTCCAGTTCGCATCATCATTCCCGATACATCTAGCCAATCATTATGAAAACATTTAAAGGGCAACAATTTTCTTAACCATTTTACTAAGTATCTTTTCATCAACTCCTATGTTTAATACTAACATAACGCAGTTATCTACATAACTAAAAAGGCTATGCAATCTGCTAGTATTGATGAAGTATGTTTGACCCAACGTCAAGTTTAGTACACGTTCTTCCTGTATCCACTTCATATCATTAATACCGAAGTTGTGTATTGGCACTAATATTCTAAACGTAGGTACTGCTACTAGTGCTCCGTTGTCACGATGTGGTGGAAAGAACCCTCCTCTATCTAAACGTAAGAAGTGTGTGCGACCTAAGTTAGGCTCCCAAAAATCTAAGAACTCATTTAGTTCAGGTAAGAATTGTACAACATTAGTGCGTTTTGTAAAACTCATTTCATTGTATGATTCACCATACATCTTTTGATATTCACGTAAACTGTACAAGTCGGGCTTACCACTGAACCCACCGTCTAGACTAGTGACGCTTAATCCATATCTGTTGTAACCCGGCTTATGTGGTTGATATTCTTTCCAACCAGGATGTTTATTAAGAATATCCATCATCTTACTCAAATCCCATTTAGGGAAATCTAGTTCGATAACCTCACCCCAATTTACTATAAAGTCTGTCAACGTAGCCATACAAATATTTAATCGGTTGACAAATATCCTATAATTTGTTAATATACTATATTAAGGAGAGTATCATGCCTAGCGTATTTTTAACTAGCGACACACATTTTGGGCATTTAGGTGTTTGCCATTTCACACATAGTGACGGCGTAACTAAGTTACGCCCATGGAATACTCCGGAAGAAATGGATGAAGAAATGGTCAAGCGTTGGAACGAAGTTGTAAAGCCCAACGACAAAGTGTACCATTTAGGTGATGTGGTTATCAACCGTCGTGCCTTAAAAACATTACATAGATTGAATGGTGATAAGGTGTTGATCAAGGGTAACCATGATATCTTTAAATTGTCTGACTACACTGAACACTTTAGAGATATCCGAGGATACCATGTCATGAACGGTATGATCTTAAGTCATATCCCTGTACACCATGAATCACTGGGTCGCTTTGGTGTCAACATTCACGGTCACCTGCATGCTAATCGTGTATTAGATAAACATGGTAAAGTTGATGTTAGATACCATTGCGTTTGCGTTGAGCAGACTGATTTTAGGCCTATCTTATTTGAGGATGTTATCAAACGAATCAAAGAAGAAGGTGGACAAGTTGGTATGCGTAGTGGAAACGGTCCTACTATGTAAATAAATATTCTGATGCAAGTCAAAATATTTTATGCTAAAGGACTGTATGATCGTAACAAAGAAAGCCTAGCCTGTAAGATTGTCGAGCAGGTTCGGCCTCATATAGTATTACCTGACATTGTTGAGATTGAATTTCAACGTATGGGACCTAGCATGTACGGACAAACTGACGTATCACGCAAAAGAATCACAATTAATTTCGATTTAGAGTTAAACGACATTTTTATACCCCTGTTGCACGAACTAATACACTTAGAGCAGATACACACAGGGAAATTGGCCAAGAGTCGAGAGGGCAAGTATGTTTGGGAGGGTCAAGTCTATAGGGTCGATCCTGCAAGAATGTTGTATAAAGACTACAGTAAACTTCCTTGGGAACTAGATGTTGCAAAAAAACAACAAGATTTGCAGGGAAAATTGCTTAAAAATTAAGCACTTACAAGGCTTGACAAATAATCGATTTGGGCATATAATACAAATATGCTGAAAACACGGAAACGCAGATCCGATCGTAATCAGGTAATCTACTACATTGAACATGTAGCGACAGGTGATTACTATATCGGTCTTACTGCACTTAACTACAACGGTAACGTCAAGCGTACCTTACACCGTCGCATGCAAAAGCATTGGCAACGTGCTTTGACTGAAAACAAGTCATGGGGCCTATCACGTGCTTTGCGTAAGTTTGGTGCTGAGGCTTTCGTCTATGGTGTTGTTGAGGTTGTGCGTGGCAAGAAGGCTGCTCATGCACGTGAGACAGAATTGATTAACACCATGCAACCTGCTCTTAACACTTTCGGAGTCAAGTAATGATAAAGTATGCTGAAGTTTGCCTTGATATGGACGAGGTCCGTACTGTATGGCAAGTCATGGTTTTTGATGAGGATGACAATCTATTGGAGATGCGTCCGTTCCGTGATAAAGAGGATGCGGATGAATATGCAGAATTATTTGAGGTGAGAAAATGAACGAACGAATTAAACTACTTATTGAACAGGCTCAAGATTGGGCAGATGCTCATGCACCTTATGCCAGTGAAGAACAAGAATACTTTGCTGAAAAGTTCGCCGAATTGATTGTGAAAGAATGTTGCCAATATCTCGACAATGAAGCAGAGAGATTATATAATCTCTCTGGGACAGAAAATGACCCTACCTTTCAATCAAATTTTGAAATTTGTGCTGAAAAGTGTTATGATAATATTCAAGGTCTAAAAGAACATTTCGGAGTTGAAGAATGAGAAAGTTTACTGAAGTGTTAGAAGAGTATTTAGACGAGCGTGAACGCCAAAACGGTGATTACTATGATAATCGCTACATCGGTTCCAAGATAGAAGGTCGCTATCGTATGAATGACTTGGCAAAAGAATTGGATGAAATGGTTCAAGGAGTTGAAGCGTGAACGAGATTGGTTTGGCATTGCTGGCCTGTTATGTGATAGGTTTTGTCACTGGTTTTGTTTGGGGCTGGCCTAAGAATTAGGATTAGAAGAATGAACGAACGAATTAAAGAACTTGCTCACCAGGCTGAACGACTTGCTAAGGATGAATTAGCACATCTGGAACGAGTCCATAATCGTCTTTATTCTTTTACTGAGGGTAGGGAAATTTATAATCAAAAGTTTGCCGAGTTGATTGTAGAAGAATGTGCGGGCATTGCCGCTGGATCCGACAGCCCCAGCAGAGACATTAAAGAACATTTCGGAGTTGAAGAATGAAAACAATATTTGCTTGGTTTGGAGCCTTCGTTCTTTTTCTATCGTTGCTAGGTATATTTAACATTGGGAACTTTGTTATGATGTATAGTATGGATAAGATTACTTGTACAAAAGGAGTTTAAAAATGACCGACCGTTTTGATTTGGAACAACAAATTTTGGAATGCTGGAATGTAACCAGTGACCTTCGTCATGTTACAGAGTATGTATTGGATGCTCCACTAGAGCCCAATCGTGAGGATAAGATTAGTAATATGTTGCTCGGTATGGAGGAACTGTACAATCTTAAGTTCCAAAAATTGTTTAACACACTTGAAACATTGATTGCCGAAAAAAAGGTCACGTAAAGGTTGACATTATACATTAGGTATAGTACACTTTGATTATTGATATAGGAATAAACATGCAACTAAAAGACCTTTGTGAATCGTTTGAATTTAAAATTATTGGCGGTAGTGACTATCAATGGGACTGCTATGGGCCCAATGCTAGATATCTTGATTTTGAATCAGACTATGCACACGGCTCCTGTCTATTTGACACTATAACGCAGGAAATCTATGAGGCCACTGTTAACAGTAGGGACGATAATGTACGCCCTTATCGTTGGCTAAACCCTAACACTAAAGAAGAATATATTAGTGAGTGTGAGGTTAAAGGTATTGATCCTAACAATGCTTGGGATGGTGTTAATTGGTGTGACCTAGAAGTAGAAACTGACTTTTATGAAAAGGCTAACGCTATTTTTAATAATCGAGCCTTTGATGATCGTGTACAGGTGCCACTTGATTTTTCAGACAAGGAAATGCTAGAGTTAGCATTGGAAGCGCATCGCCGTGACATGACCATTAATGAGTTTGTTGAAGAGGCATTACGTTACGCAATTGAAAAGCATAAGGTAGAACATGGAACGACTTGATGTACTAACAGAGAATTACAAGCCAACCGCACATTGGACTGATAAGGATTGGTCTAAGTTTACACATTGGCTTAAAGGTATGTTGCAAGTAAATGATAAAGTTACAGTTACCTTTAACAAAAAGGATGGTACTGAACGTGTCATGAATTGCACATTGAATCCCGAACATCTACCTAAGGTAGATGTAAAGGAAGGTGCCGAATCCAAACGCAAAAAATCTGAGGACGTATTAGCCGTCTACGATTTGGATGCAAAGGGTTGGCGTAGTTTTACAATTAAATCTGTAACCAGTGTACGATTTTCAATTGAATAAATAGAGTTATACAATGTCCAAACTTCAATATTACTGTAGACCATATGTTGCCTTCGATCCTAGCAATAAGGATCATAGACGTTGGTTCGCTAGTTTCAACGAAAACCGTTCTTGGGGCAAGTGCCCGGTACGGTTCATTATTGACGATGACCACGGTGATCTTGTAACCATGATCCAGCGCAAACTTATCCAATATTACGTGGATAAGGAATTTAAGAAAAAGGCTTGACAAATAATCGGTCTGGGTATATACTACTCATATCATGAAAAAAGAAACTCTTTCGTTCAAGATTCCGCGCCCGAAAACCCGTGCCCACAAGCCACTGTTTGATCGGGACCTGCCCTTCCAACCTAAGGTTGTAAACCCAAAAAATCAATACAAGCGCCGCCCCAAGCACCGCAATGGTGACTGGGAGGACGTGTAAGTTGTTGTTTTTAAACAACAAATTTTCTTGCTAAAAAGGCTTGACAATTAATCGGTTTGGGTTTATAATACATAGTATTGAAACTGATAAACAGGACTCGCAAATGAACTGCAATGTTACTCTGACTGCTGAAGAATTCAAGACCATTCACAACACCCTCTGGGCTATGGAATATCAGGGCATGGATTCTAAGACTGCCGCTGAAAAGATCCGTGAGGCACTTAGTGGTGCTTATGCACAGGAAAGCAAGGCTTTCAGTACTAAGTCCGATCATTTTGATCAGGTCAAGAAGGATCTCGGCCTCTCCGCGATTTGGTCAATCTATGAGGTTGACAATCTTAGCGACCGTCATACGTTTGAGGGTGTGACCCGTGTGGTCTACAAGGATCATTGGGGTAGCCGTCAGGTTTCAACCGAAATCAACGGTGCTACTTGGGCCGCTCTCTATGTTGCGGCTAATGCTTGTATCCGTGACAGTGGCGATGACCATCACGTTTTTATTGAGAATTTCAAGAAGTTTGGGGACACCCTGGTCCTCAGCACTGGATCCTAAGGCTTGACAATAAATGGCTTTGGGTGTATAATACGTAGTATTGAGACTGATACAGAGGACTTAGAAATGGTTACGATTCAAGACGTTAATAGTGCTATCATGTTTGGTGACTTTACCAACGACCAACTGAATTCGATTGCTAGTGCTATCAAGTTCCGTAGGGGCCAAATCACTAAGGAAGTTAAGCGAGGCTTGACTATCGGAGAGAAGGTCAAGTTTGTCAATAGCCGAACCGGTGGTATCGTTATTGGTAACGTGACCAAGGTCAATCGCAAGTTTGTGATTGTACGTGAGGCTGCCAAATCTAATGGGTTGTTCGCTACCCAGTGGCGAGTCCCTGCTAACATGTTGGAAGTGACAGAATGAGTAGGATGAGCGATATCAATATCCAAATTCAGGAGTATCTAATGCAGGGTGTGGAACCAGAGAAGGTTGCTAAACTGCTAAATGTTCCCCTAATTTGGGTTACGGACACACTAGATTCCATGATGGAAAGTGATGAACCGAACTTTACGTACGGACAGGAACTGTAAGTTGTTGATTCGCAACAGGAAAAAAGTTGCGAAAAAGGCTTGACAAATAATCGGTTTGGCTGTATAATACATAGTATTGAAACTGAGAAAACGGAGATACGAAATGGCTTACATGAATCAGGAACGCAAAGCAAAAATCGCACAAGCCCTCAAGCCCGTGCTTGCTAAGTACAAGGTTAAGGCCTCGCTGAGTGTCCGCAATCATAGCACCATCTGTCTTACGGTCAAGTCTGGTCCTATCGATTTTATCGGTAACAGCAACCGTGTTTGTGGTTCCAGTCACTATCAAGTGAGTCGCGGTTTTCGCCCGAATACTAGCGGTTACTCTGACGTTAACCCCTACTGGTTCCAAGATCACTATGATGGTGATGCTAAGGCTTTCTTGGCCGAGGCTTTTGTGGCCCTCAAGACCGCAGGTTGGTACGACAATAGTGATGCAATGACCGATTATTTCGACACCGCATACTATTGCGATATCAATATCGGCAAGTGGAACAAGCCCTACGTATTGACTGGTACGCCGGACACTTGGCAGAATGTGACGGTTTGATATGCTTGACAAAATTAAGGAAATATTGTATACTTACTTTTGGTGGCTAGAGTCTGCATTTTGGTTTGCTCTAGTCGTTCTTAGTGTAACTTTTCTTTGGTACAATCGATGAATAGTTATTGGGTACTGGTGAAGTATAAGGATGAGCCGGGTGCAGGATTTGGACGTGTTGTTCTCAACGCCGATAACCCTTACCAAGCAATCCAAATGGCCAAGGCGATGTACGGTCGTCTATTAATTTCAGAATCGGCTTGCCCCGTATAAATTGGGTAAGATAATGGTTGACACAAACAGCGACATGTGTTATCATTATATCTGTGCAATGTCGCACTTTGTTAATTAAATGAGGTAATTGTTATGTCTAGTCAGACTTTTAAGGTTGTTGGTATCACTGTTCACAATGGCAACGCTAAGGTGCGTTTCACTGATGACATGGTTCGCCGTGTTAAGCAGTTCACTAAAGGTGGAGCCACTCGTTGTGAGTTTATTGAGTTGCCGTCAGAAATGACTAAGGTTGAGGCACTCAAGTATATGCTTACTCGTCCCGAGTATGCTAGCCCCAGTGATCAGGCAACTATCACTGATAGTCTTTCTGATCGTGAGAAAGAAGCACGTAAGGGTGAAGTGAAGGTTAAGGCATCTAAGGCTAAGCCCTCGCTTGACGCTATCAAGAGCCGTGCTAAGAAGCCCGCTAAGTCGGAGGCTACTGTTGAGGATGTTCTCAACGCTGTGACGCCTGCTGAGTAAATCACGCAAGTGTCCAAAAAGGCAGGCCCCGCAAGGGGCCTTTCCTTTTGGCTGTTTAGCCTATATACCAATTAGTACCATCACTCCAAACAGGAGTTGAGTTAGCACCGCCACCGCTAACTTGTTGTCCGAAGTTACCGGCTGCTACTAAATTAGCATCATTTATAAATGCTCTTAAACCTGCTATAGCAGTTAATGAACTATAAGCAACAGGAGTATTTAAAGATACAAGCGTACTTATTGATGAGAAACCACTAATGCTTGGTGCAGGGCTAGCGCCGCTTGATATTAGATTACCAGCAAGTGTCAATGAACCGTCAGTTGCGAATGTCCAACTAAATTCATTTCCAACGTTGGCAGCATTAGTAGTCAATACCATGTTAGCATCTGCCATTATCTCACCGTCATCTGCACGAACAACAACCTTAGCA